GGTTAACATAGCTTGAAAACTTCTTGCCATCTCAAGCGCTTGAAAAGCGACAAACCCCGCGACGACCATGCCGATAAAAGGTGCAAGAGTCTCGAGATTGTTAGCCAACAAAACAATGGAGTCTGCCAGAAAACTAGCGATGCCTGTAGACTCTCCTAGTCTTCCTATGAAAGTAGTCATCTCGTTATCCAAGATAATGAATGCCTGGCCGATGGTAACTGGCATCTGAGCAAATGCCTGATCAATCCGGGTGCTCTGAGCTGCAATGGCTGCCATCAATCGTCCGGTAGTCAACTCACCGGCTTCGCCCAGACGTCTTAAGTTGGCAATTGAAGACTCTGATATTAACCCTACATCGCGCAAGCCATCCGCGAGAACACTTGCAAGGAATGGCAAGTTCTCAACGACTGACCTCAATTCCTCGCCCTGCAGTCGACCTGACGACAGACCCTGTGTGAACTGAATAAGACCACCTGACGCCTCGGTGGCACTAGCACCTGATGCGATGATTGCCTTGTTGACTTTCGAGACAACTTCAATCAACTCTTCCGATGAGATACCTAGCTGATCTTTCTGAAGCGCTAACCTCGTATAAAGTGAGGCAGTGCCTTCAAGAGTTGAACGAGTGTCGTTAGCTATTCTTCGAAGATCAGCCTGTGCGCTCGTGAACTCTTCAGTGCCATTGGTAACGATCTTCAGTCGTCCGGCGATGCCGATAAAAACATCGGAGTACTTTCTTAACTGATTGATTGCAAGGCCGCTACCAATAAGAGTGATCGCACTTCGAAGAGCGTTAAACGCCGGAGCCGCTCGTTGAGCAGCCGTACCCGCGGCCTGAGTGCCGTTGACCACGTCTTGAAGCCCTTGAGCACTGAAGACGTAGATAATTCTTTCTAGGATAGTAGCCATGTCATATCCTCGTCAGTCGGAACTTCGCCTGTGCGCTGGCTCGGGCCGTTTGGATGAAGCGAGCGCTTGCCTGACGAGATCGTCCGGCATTCAACAGCTCTATGTGTGGTGCGTTATTGACAATGTTAATTGTCCGGCCCACTTTGTATTTACTGAGCTTAGGTAGTTCGTTAGATAGCACCGCTGAACGATTAGATGCAGCCGTGGAGCCCTTAGTTCCAGGAGAAAAAGGCGGCCTAACGTTGGTCGGCATATAGTTAACGCCGATCCTCCAGTTAGATACCGCCTTTCCCGTATCAATGGGGGTAACCTTAACAAGCTCCTCAAGAAAGGCCTGAGAAGCCCCTCTAACGCGAGCCTCACCATCTTTTGCAATTCGTCTAGACAGGCCGAAAGTTCTAAGGCTCATGCGGTCGAAGGTCATTTGGTTTTACCCTTCTTCGGCGTGGTGCCACCTCCTAATCCCGACTTGTTTTTCTCGCGAGACAGTTCAAGAAAAGTCAAATCAAGGTTTCGGACGTGGTGATGGACATCTGATCGTAATTCCCCGATTATATCATGAGAGTTACACCAGTTGTCAATCGACGACCAAGGAATGGCCCCTCCATCGCTGCCATCATACGATAGTTGTTGCCAGGCAAGCATAAATAATTGTAACTCATCTGGTAACTCGGGGGCATTCCTTATCTTGTCGGGTATGGGAGTTCCTTCTCGATAGCATTGTTCAACGATGCGTTTTTCGCCGGGTGCCTGGTTTAACGCGTAGATCAGACACCGTTCGAGTTTTTTTCCTCTTCTTCGATTTGGCCCTGACGGAAGTTAGCCATATTGCTGGAATGCTCCTGAATGATCGTGAAGAGATCGGGCAGATCACACAGGACCTTGACAGCGTTTTCCTTGGAGAACTCGAGGACGTTGCCCTCCTTGTCGGTGACACCTTGCCAATCAGTGATAATGGACTCGGCAAATACTTCTGCAAGTATCTTACGAGACTGATCTTCACTGATGACGCCGGTACGTATCTGAGCTGCCACCGGACGTTGCTTCTCCGTCAAGACCCGGATGAACCTTTGGTTCGTGGGTCCTGATCGAAGAATACGAATACGCGGGCCACCGAAGTCAAGCCATACTCCCGACTTTTCGAGATCGGGGTCCGCGCTAAAAGTTTGATACAGACTGTTCATGGTATCCTCTTACACCATGGCCGCGCTTGGGAGATAGTCCCAGAACACAACCAACAGGGTGTGGTTCAGGTTGACATCAATGTCCACGCCAGAAGCAGCGTCGGCACTTAGTGGAAGAGTGATGGGTTCATCAATCTCAATTTCAACCTGACCATCTCCAAGGGTGATGAGCGGAAGATCGATAGAGATACCCGCATTGTCCTTGGCCATATGAATGTCAAGCGTAACATTCGCATTATCCCGAACAGCCTGAACTGCTTCAACCGTCGAGAAGTATGCCGTCATGCTTGCTTCCACATCGAACTGTCCGGCTGTCATATCAAAGGCACCCAGTACTCCGACCGCCTTGTTTGACGATACGTTATTATTGATGCTGATGCTAACCTCAGTGACGAACGCAAACAATGGCAAAGGTGCGGCATTATCGGCAAATACTCTAGAAAGCTTGATCCTCTTAACATCCGACGATGAATTGAAGAGCGAGCCTTCACGCACAGAAGGACGAGTACCCGACTTGCGACCAGTGACGCCTGATCGTGTTTGGTGGTCGGTTGCCAGAAACGACAGGTTAGAAGTAATCTTGTCGGCAACAGGGATCATGAGTTCAAACTCATTGGCAATCGACCCGATCAGATACTCGGACTGAAACTGAGTGGGCTCAGCCGTGTCGGGTGCGCCAAGAGTACGTTCCCATTGGATGGGCTTGCTAACGATGAGCGCAGGATCGCTCTCGTTCTTCATCACGCGACCGAAGAAGATACGGATTGTCTTTGACGAACCATCATCGGTAATCATGGTTGCCTTTGTCTTATCAAAGGTCATCGCGTTGGCAGTCACCGACCGAACACGAGCCCATCCGTTATTGGCGGCATTGGCGAAAGTGTCAGCGGCTAGATCGCCGCCAAGCCAAACCCATTCTCCCGGAATAAGCCCCAGAGTAGTTAGATCCTTTGTTGTGGTGATCAACTCCGGCAAGTCACCGGACGCATCAATCTCAGCATCGGCACTTGCAAACTGAAAACCAACATGAGAGATAATGCCAGTTTCAGAGGCGGCAGACGTGCCGGTCACCGAGACCTCGGTACCAGTGGAAGAAGTCACTATCCGCAATCCGTTGTTTGAAGCGGAGGTGAAGTTTTTTGCCAGGAGTAAATCGCCGGCTATATAATCATCGCCATCAGCGGCAACGGTATAACCCGTACCCGAAACGGCGGTTACGCTGAGCTCCTTCTTGCGACGAGCGTTAGCGTAAAGAAACGCCTGCAGCAAGTCCTGATGGTTTTCCTGCGTGATATCCACCTCAATACCACCGGAGGCATCAAGATCAGTCACAGTCCCTTTGCGGTTCTGACGAGACTCGCTGATGGGCCTACGACGGACAGTCGTGATTTCACCGCCGAACGAGTCATACGAGTTGGGCTCAGCCGGGTTCCACACAGGAGACCCAGGCAATGCTCCGATAGTAGTCTCCCAGGCCCAGCGGACGCTGGTTTCGCGGGAGTCGATTTTTTGCTTGATGGCCATTGTTACCTCACATCATCCCAGGAGAAGTCGATAGTTACTTTGAACTGATACCATGTTCCTTCGCGACCTATCTCCACCGGAGTGATGGTTCTAACGAAGATACGGTTACCGATGGATTTACCTTGAAAGGTAGTCCACACTAACCATCCTAATGCGTTGGCAATCACACTACCAGTGCCGTCCAACATAATGCCGTGACAGTCAACTACAAGCTGACTCTCAGTAGTATACATCCTTTTTCCCTCGGAGTCAGGAAGGGTTGCCGGATTGCTAACGACGGTCACGATGTAGGCTCGGCCCCAGCCAACGTCGGCTAATGGGTCAGCCTGTCTCGGTCGACCTTCGCTGGTAAAGTCTGTAAACTGAAGAAGAGCGGGATCATCCTGGCCTGTGATGGCCGGACTACCCGCGTCCCACGCTGTTTTAAGATAAGCGTAGACTTCTCGTTTAATCAGCTCAAGCGTCGTGGCCATTGTCTTGCCTGTGCTTGGTAGAGGATGACATCCGAGTTGGATGGATCAACTACGGTGATGTTTAACAAGGTCCAGGCTATCTCCGAGCCGAAAATGGCGAAGTCATGATCCTGCATTCCAAACGTGGAAAGCACCTTGCCGGCGATGTAGATCAATTTGTCACCGCGCTCGTACGCGTAACCCTCGACCTGGTCGGGCCTGAAGTCGAGCAGAACGGCGTCGACCAAAACCTCTGTGAACGTGCTGCCAGAAATGATCCAGGGCTCTGAGGCGTCTGGCAGAGTGTCGGTATAGCGACGAATAGTGCAAGGCCCGCCAAACTTAGTGATCAGGCGAGCCGTGGTATTCTTCATCGATGTGAAGTCTTTGCGGCTCATGTCCTGACGAGCTCCCGTATAAAGCCGCTACGTCTGAGCAAGACACGAAGCAAGAACTCCACATTCAAGTAGACGTCCTCAGATGATGCGCTGCTCGACCAGGCATTCCGTTCAGTGATTGGGCCGAC